TTTATTCCTCGATAGCTCAGTTGGTAGAGTGCCGGACTGTTAATCCGTTTGTCCCTGGTTCGAGCCCAGGTCGAGGAGCCAAGTTTTATTCCGTGAAATCCAAGCAAGGTGCAAGGACTTGACTGTTAATCAATGACTAGGTGGGTTCGATTCCCTCACACGGAGCCAAGTTTTGTAGACCAACTAATTGTGATACGGGCACTAAATGCCCGGTAGCGTCTACTACAAGTTAGTGCTTATATGAGTAGTCAATGCTGTGGTGGCAACGATGGAAATATAAGTCAGTCCACTCAACGAGAGATTCGTAGGTCAGCACTTACCAGCTGACTTGGAGTGCGGTGTGATACCGACGGTGGACGCCAAGTTTTGTAAGTGTCAGTAAGTGAAAGTCACCGATTCGAGTAGCCGGCCAGCCAAAGAGTAGGTAAACAACGAGGGGCGCAATACCCTAGCACAAAGATAGAAGCGTTGGATGAGTAACTGTAATGACGGATCTTGACCCTGCCGGCTTTATGACAAGGGAAAATGGTAGCGATATGAGGGACGCTACGACTTACAAATTCATTTCGGTGATATAGCATAGACGGATATGCGGGGGTCTCATAAGCCTCAAAGGAAGGATCGTTACCTTCTATCACCACCATATAAAAACACATTAACTCCTGCTAGCAGGTGGGTAGGTTTGAAGTTCTGATGCTGAACGAAGGGTTCGAATCCCATAGTGTGTTTCTATATGGTATATCAGTTTTTAGTAAGTCATACACGGGACTGCTACCTACGGGATAGATATCGAGGCTCGGAATCTCGGATACTAATTACAGACGCAATGACGGATGCATACGGCATTGTTGATACGCCATATAAAAACACATTACTAAGAGTCCAGGTTCAGAGCGTGGCATAGTGTGTTTCTATATGGTAAAAACAGGAGTAATTACCCTGTCCATATTGGGGAGTCATGACCCCAAGAATCCGTGTTCTTATAAGTGGTAATAAAGGCCCATTATGGGGCTTAATGTAGGTTTCGATGCCCTACACACAATGGATTCCATATAAAAACACATTCTTGTGGGTAAGTGACTTGGATTCGTGAGTAACGGAATCCGATATCGACCGCCCGCTCGTAGTGTGTTTCTATATGGTTTTATGCGCCTCTAGTTCAACTGGATAGAGCACCGGGCTACGAACCCGTGAGGTTGGGGATTCGAATTCCTCGGGGCGCACCAATTTTAGGAGTATTAAATATGAGTGATGGTGGTAAAGGTTCAAGTCCTAGACCATATAGTGTATCTCAAGACAAGTTCGCTAGTAATTGGGATGCAATATTTGGTAAGGATAAGAAATCGAAACAAGAGAAGGCTCTTGATGAGTTGGCTCGAATTTCGGATGAGTTGGGACTCCACTATGATGATGTGGAGAATCCATTAGTAAAGAAATAATATCTCAGTAGTGTAATGGCAGCATGCCGGTCTCCAAAACCGTTGGTGAGGGTTCGAGTCCTTCCTGGGATGCCAATTTAAGGATTGATATGAAAAATTTCGACATAGAAAAAGTTAAAGAATTCTTGTCAGCACAAGGACCAGATACTAAAGTTTATCTTGGTGCAGATTCAGAAAGAGTTCGTGTTGATGGTGTTTGGTATGCAGATTATGCTTTGGCTGTCGTAGTTCATATTGATGGCCGTCACGGATGCAAAATCTTTGGTTACGTTGAACGTGAACTGGATTATGACCACAAGAAAAGCAAACCTGCTATGCGTCTGATGACAGAAGTATATAAGGTTTCAGAATTGTTCCAAAGTCTCCAGGACGTTCTGGAAGACCATCATGTTGAAGTTCACTTAGACTTGAACAAAGAAGACATTTATGGTTCTTCTTGCGTTGTCCAACAGGCAATTGGATATATAAAAGGCACTTGCAACATGACACCAATGGTAAAACCAGATGCACCAGCAGCATCATTCTGTGCAGACCGTTTGAAGCGTATTCTGGCAGAACAAGAAGTTTTAGAAAGTGCGGGATTAGTTTAGTGGTAAAACGAAACCTTGCCAAGGTTTAGTTACCAGTTCGATTCTGGTATCCCGCTCCATTTTATGCAGGTGTTAGTTTAGTGGTAAAACCTCGGATTGTGATTCCGATATCAAGAGTTCAATTCTCTTACGCCTGCCCATATATGCCTTGTTAACTCAGTTGGTAGAGTGCCTCCCTTACAAGGAGGATGTCGGCGGTTCGAACCCGTCACAAGGTACCAAATTCGCCTTGACACACGGCGTACAAAAGGACAAATTGTGTGTCACTTGCTCCCATAGTATAATGGCGATTACACATCCTTGGTAAGGATGAGAACCAGGCTCGTTTCCTGGTGGGAGCACCAATGCAACTCTAGCTGATGTGGTCATAGCGGTGGTCTGAAGAACCATGGAAACAGGTTCGATTCCTGTGGGTTGCACCAAGATTTTGCCCCTGTGGACAAATTGGTAAAGTCACTTCTCTCAAAAGGAAGAGTTCTCTCGGTTCGAATCTGAGCAGGGGTACCAATAAAGAATACACTTAATTATGCGGTTGTGATGGAATTGGTATACGTATCGGACTTAAAATCCGAGTTTTGTGGGTTCGAGTCCCACCAGCCGCACCACCTATATACATAGCGAGATAGAGAAACGGTAACTCAGGAGTCTCATACGCTCCAGGTCCAGGTTCGATTCCTGGTCTCGCAACCAATTTATAAGCGGGATTAGTTTAATGGTAAAACGAGATCCTTCCAAGTTTTAGTCAGCGGTTCGATTCCGCTATCCCGCTCCAAGTTAAAAAGGACAGTATATGGCACACATGGTAAAAGTTCAAAGATTCTTGAATGGTTTTTTAGAAACAAAAAATCATTTCATTGAAACATTGGAAGAAGCAATTGCATTTATTGAGAAACATCCAGATGCACATTGCAGAATCTTTGATGAGAATGGTGAACACAAACACGAACGTCACCCACTAGGAACTGTATCTATTGATGTTCCTGCCAGTTTGTCCGTATCTGTAAATTAAAATTTTATTTCTGCACCAATAGAAAAGTTGTGTCCTATTACTAAAAGTTCTAGGCTTGTGTGCACTTTCAACCAAAGTAATCGGTTATCATGACTAAGATAATCCGAAAGATAATAATTGCCAACTAAGGTTGCCACCTCGGCTAAATTCATTTTATCTTTGTGGGGGTGATGACCCAATAAAGGATTGGTTTCATAGAAACCTTTACGTGATTGTTGATACAACATATTCCTGGTTGTCTGATAGTCAATCACTTGTGCAATTTCACTAGCAGCAAACCAGGTTTTCTCCTCATCAGTCCAACCTTCAAAGGGTTCCGCATGAGCAGAACCAATCATCAATAAACATAACAAAAGTTTTTTTATCATTTATTTGCTAATGGATTATCCACGGCCTTTTGAATTTTAGCGTCAACTTCTTTCTTCAAAACAACCAATTCACGTTCAATTTCTTTACGCATTTGAGCATTTTCTTGGCGCATTGCTTGAAGTTCTGCACGTTCTTTATCTAGGTCTTCACGGACACCCTTACGCATATCACGCATTTCGCTATCAGATTGACGATTTGCATCCTTAACATAGCGTTCAACTTGTTCTGTAACTGTTTCAGTTCTACGGATATCACCTTTCAAGTCATTCTTAATATCACGAGTATAGTCATTGGTTTTCCCAATGGTTTCTTCAATCACCGCTAGACGTTTATCAAAACCAGACAAATCTGGTGCAGAATAATCCGCAATCTTTTTCTTCATGCTTTGGTAGTCTTTATATACTTCAAAGCATCCATATAGACCGCCCAACAATGAAGATGCAAGTGTGAATGCAACCATCAATTTTGCTGGTGTGAATTCATAACCACCGATACTGATAACGGTGTCTTTGCTTGCATATTTTTTGATTGCGGCTTCTGCCTCATCAATTTTTGCGTTAACGTTTTTGATTTCTTCTGACATTGTAGTCTCCTTATTTGTATTGTTCGTCAACCATTCGTTGCCATTTTGCGTCACTACCAAGACCTCTTAAAGCACGGCGATTATCAACAACTTCTTGGTTTTTATAAACTTCTTTAGATTCATAAAATTTTGCATCCACCAAAGTAACTTTTGTATAAGCATCATAACCTTTTGGCTGTGTGGCAATACTAGCAATATCAACACCATTAGCAACTTCATTTGGTTGAACATTGCGTTTAATCATACCATCTTGTGTTTGTTCTGCACCTTGTAATGCCAAAAACGCTTGAGCATTCATGTAATCACTTAATACATTTCTAGTACCGACTTTCATAGTTTCAACTTTAGGCACTTCAACTTCTGTTAAAGCAACAATGTTGGTTTTCTTCAAACTGTCTAAGTTTGTTTGTACAGTAATAGAATAATCAACAAAAGAACTTGATTGAGTGTTTACTGGTTGTGGTGGTGGAACATATTGTGATACAACAACTTCATTCTGTATGGGCTGATAAGATTGTTGTTGAACAGTATTAACCATGGCAACTTGAGTTTGCTCAAATGTTGTTTGCACTTGTTTAGGTGGTTCTACGGTAGTTGCAACCATAACCTGTTGCACTACAACTGGTGTAAAATCTTGTTGTTTTGGTGCAACTGGTGGTAAACTTGTGGTCTGTAACTGTTGTGTATTCGCTTGCACAAATTCCTGTTGTTTTGGTGCAACTGGAGGCAGACTTGATACTTGCATTTGTTGCATGTTTATTTGCAAAACTTCTTGTTGTTTATTTGGTGTAGGTAAATTCTGTGATTCGTTTTGTTGTGCAACCATCACAGTTGTTTGTGCACTTGTAGAAGTTGTATTTTTAACTGGTGGCAATGAACTGGCAGTTTGTGTATTATTGGTTGTAGTTGTTGTGGTAGCAGAATTTTCCATTGAACGTTGATTGTTAACAGAAACTACACTTGTTTGAGCATTACCTTGTAGAGTAACCACACTTGTTGTTGATTGACTGGTTGTTGTAGTTTTACTTGAACTGGATGTTGCAGTTGCTGTGGCCATACTTGCAGAAATACTTGTTGCTTGTGCTGAACCAGCAACAGTCAATGCTGTTGTTAATGCTTGTGAAGTTGCACTTGCTGCGGCATCATTTGCTTGTGCAACTACTGCTGCCGTTGTGGCTGCCACTTTGGCCTGTTCTTTTGACACAACACTCATAGCCAATGCTGAAGGTCCACTACTTTTACTTTCACTTGGTCCAGGTGGTTTTGTAGAACCTGCAACTTGAACATCGCCTGGTTTAGGTTGTGGATTTGTTGCTGATGGTGCAGCACTTGTCACCGGTGCCGCAGGAGGTGGTGCACCATTTTGTGCCACGGCTTGTTGTTGCTGTTGTGGTTGTTGCTGTGAATTTGGATCAGGTGCAGGACCTGCCGCTTGTTGTGTAGGATTTCCACCTTGTTGTGGAGAATTATTTGCGGCTTGTGGTGCAACTTGTGCGACTGGTGGTTGGTCTGCCGCTGGTGGAGGTTGTGTTGCGGCAGCCAAAACTGTTGATGTTTGTGCAGTAACTGCCGAAGATACCGCAGCCAATGCAGCCGCTTGAGCCGCTGCCTGTTGTTGCTGTTGTAATTGTGCTTGTTGAGCAGCATACGCTTTTGCATAACCTGTACATGATGTACTACTCAATGGGTTAAGTGTACATGCATCAGGCATAACAATCAAACTAGCAGTCATATTATAGATAGATGCTCCTGCACCATCCACACCTGCAAGAAAATTAAACGTACCCATCGTATTGGTGTTAATTGCAGAAGGTGTCAACAGTTGATAACTAGCAGTCTGTGCACCTTGAGTTGGACCATTTAATTGACGAGTGAAACCACCAACACCGGCAGTTATATTGTTTCCTATACCAACAGTAACATAGCCTGATGTTGCAGTTGTTGGTAAATTATATGTGTAACCGTAGTTAATACCATATAAAGACAAACCAGAACCGCTGTTGGATAATGCAGTTGAAATAGCAAAAGAATTGTCTACTGGATTACCAGGAGTTGCAACTGCATTTGGATTTGGTACTAAGTTTGCACTTGTAAGTAGACTGCTAAAACCAGGACAAGTTGGTGAATAAGCAGGATTTGCTGAACAAGGATTGACACCATACAATAGTGAGAAACTATTCACATGAACTCTTGGACCATAAAAACCAGCCCAATAGTTCTGGTCTTTACCAGTAAAACTAACTGTTACAGAACTGGCTTCACTAACATCATACTTATTGTTGAATAGTTGAGTTCCGTTGTATTGTTGGAAATTACCGGCACCAGTGTCTATACCATTGTAGTTGTAGTTGAAACTTTCCAATGTTTGACCATTGGTGCCCTTTAGACTAACATTACCTGTTATCGTGCCTCTATTTCCACCACCACTACTCAACTCATTGTTGATACCCCAAGAGTAGTTATATCCCTCTAACTGAACACCAGAACCAGCATTAGCCAATGCCTTAGATATGGCAACAGTTTGACTAACCGTTTGTGGCGTATAACCAAAAATGATATTGCCAGTACTTGGATTGTAAGCGGGTGTATAACCACCACTATAACCACCTGCCGAACCGGTAACAGTATTGTTCCAGGGAAGTCCTCCACCTAAGTTGAGAATGTTCCCTGTACTGTTTAATGGTTCACCAGAAGTTACATTAACATTCTGTGCATTAGTGGTTGAAGATGCGGTAAGCAACAAAGCCCAGCAAACTACCGACGCCAATATTTTTGTAATAGTCATTGTCTTTTACCACTTCTTCCATTTTAGGTAATTTATCTTCGTTTTCTTCCCATGCCTGTTTAGCGGCTTCACCGATTTTACCTTCATAGGGGCAAGGTGTTCCTGCTGCCATCATAGCGTCAAATACACGGCGGTCTTGACACATTGTAGCAACAGCAGCAACCTTCATACCCATATCATAAAGTGTTTTGGATAGTTTCAAACGTTCGCAATTCATATCACGGTTTGTACCACCACTACTTACACCAAAGATTTGTGTTTGAACTGCACTAGAAGTACCTGTTGTACATAGGTCAGCATTACCACCACTCATCATAGCAGGACTTGCTGCTGTTGGTGGAGGTTGAACAACTTTCTGTGTAATTGTGCTGTTGTTATTGTTGTTGTTAGTCAATGTACCACTTTGGATGTTTTGATTGACGTTATTGTTTGAACTTGTGCTTTGGTTAACGTTGTTATTGTTATTTGTGGCAGTAGAAGTTGAAACATTGTTGTTATTGTTGGTCATGCTACCGCTTTGAATGTTTTGGTTAACATTGTTGCTGGTGCTTGTATTAGTATTAACATTGGTATTAGCATTGGTGTTGGTGCTGACACTATTGTTAGTATTTGTACTGTTAACGGTACTAGCATTGACATTATTGTTATTGTATGTCATAGTGCCACTATTCACATTATTATTGGTGTTAACATTAGTGTTTGTAGCAGTGCTGGTAGATGCATTAACATTGTTATTGTTATAATTCATGGTGCCAGAATTCACGTTATTATTAGTATTAACGTTTGTATTTGTGGCGGTACTTGTACTAGCATTGTTATTATTGTATGTCATTGTACCAGAGTTTACGTTATTGTTGGTATTGACATTTGTGCTAGAACTTGTTGAAGCATTAACGTTGTTATTGTTGTAGTTCATTGTACCACTGTTCACATTGTTATTTGTGTTGACATTGGTTGCAGAACTTGTTGAAGCATTAACGTTATTGTTATTGTAGGTCATGGTACCAGTGTTAACGTTGTTGTTTGTGTTAACATTGGTGTTACTTGAACTACTTGTGGTAGCATTGTTATTGTTATATGTCATAGTACCACTATTGATATTGTTATTTGTATTAACGTTAGTGTTACTATTGGTTGAACTGCTGGTACTAGCATTGGTATTGTTATAAGTCATTGTACCGGGATTAACGTTATAGTTTGTATTAACGTTTGTTGCGGAACTTGTTGAACTTGATGTATTAACATTGTTGTTATTGTATGTCATTGTACCGGAGTTGACGTTATTGTTATTATAAGTCATTGTGCCAGTATTGACATTGTTGTTATTATTTGTTACAGTACCGCTTTGAATGTTATTGTTGGTGTTCACAGCAGTTGCGGTAGATGTAGAAACGCTATTATTATTATTTGTACTGGTACTGTTTACCGTACTGGTGCTAGTAGCATTGCTAGTACTAACATTGTTGTTGTTACTGTTGACAGTGCTAAGACTGTTTGATGTACTATTTGTGTCAACCAGAGAACTGGAACTGTATGTGCCACCAGTTAAACTAGAAGATTGATTGATTAGGGTGGGATCGGATTGGGCGACAGAGACAATACTTAACGCTGATAGTATGCCGGCCGCAAGCAGTTTTCTTAAATTCATCTCAGTTCCTTTGTTATTTTTATAATAAATGGCAAAGATAACACGAATGGCTTGACCATTCAGACAAATTCATATATAATCGCTTACCACATTATTTATACAGAAAAGGTTTGTTATGGAAATTATTGCACTAAAACTTATTACCGGTGAAGATGTTCTTGCCGAGGTTGAATCCGAATCTGAAACCGAGTTTGTACTAGAAAATCCTGTGGGAATTGCTGTTGTCCGTGGTCGTGACGGTCAACCAAATGTTGGTTTCGCACCATTCCCACTCCATGCACCACAAGAAAAAAATGCTAAGATAACGCTTGCAAAGAAACACATTGTGTATTATTATACGCCTGCCGAAGATTTTATCACCAACTACAAACAAGTTTTTGGTGCCGGCATCGTTCTTCCTAATAAACAATTGATTGTCTAATGAAATTTTACACAAACGTACAATGCTTCGGTAACTCCATTCTTTACCGAGGCGTTATGAATGGTAAACGTGTCAAACAACGTATTGACTACCAACCATCTCTATACATCCAACACAAAAACGGAACACTCAAGTCTTTGGACGGTGTTCCACTTCTGGAAAAGAAGTTTGAAGATATCAAAGAAGCCCGTGAATACATCAAGAAGTTTGATGGAGTTTCTGGTGGTCCAAAAGTCTATGGTAACACAAGATATGAATATGCCTTCATCGGTGAACAACACACAGGCATGGTTGATTGGGACCAAGACAACATTTCTATCGGCGTAATCGATATTGAGGTTGGTTCTGAGAATGGTTTCCCTGATCCTTATTTGGCCAACGAACCAATTACTGCAATCTGTTTGAAATATGTCAATGGTATGACATTAGTCTTTGGTTGCGGTGATTACAAAGTTCAAGGCGAAGAAATTTACATCAAGTGCAAAGACGAATGGACTCTCTGCAAGAAATTCATTCAACATTGGGTCAATGACACACCAGATGTGTTGACCGGTTGGAACACCAAGTTTTTCGATATTCCATATTTGGTCAATCGTTTTCGCAAGATTCTTGGTGAACCTGACACAAATCTGTTGTCGCCATGGAAAAGAATTGGCGAACGTCAAACCACATTTAACAATCGTACAATGATTGCATATGACCTGATGGGCGTTGCATCACTTGACTATATTGAACTGTATCGATGGTATGCTCCGAACGGTAAGTCACAAGAATCTTATCGTTTGGATGCTATTGCTAATGCTGAAATCGGCGAAAACAAATTGTCCTATGATGAATATGACAACTTACATGCTTTGTATCGTTTGAACTTCCAAAAGTTTATTGAATATAACATCAAAGACGTTGAGTTGATTATCAAACTGGAAGATAAGTTAAAGTTGTTGGAGTTGGCTCTGACCCTTGCATATGATACCAAGTGCAACTATGAAGATGTGTTTGCACAAACTCGTATGTGGGATGCACTTACCTATAACCGTCTGATGCAAGACGGTATTGTTGTTCCGCCAAAAGAACACAAAGAAAAAGACGGTATGTTTGAGGGTGCATATGTTAAAGACCCCCAAGTTGGTCTACATGAATGGGTTGCATCGTTTGACTTGAACAGTTTGTATCCTCACTTGATGATGCAATACAATATCAGTCCCGAAACTTTGATTGAACCAGAAGATTACACGGATGATATGCGTCAAATTCTGTCACAAGGTGTAACAGTTGATAAATTGCTTACTAAGTCAATTAACTTATCAAATATTGGTGATAAGGTCACCATGACACCCAACGGTCAATTCTTCCGTACAGACTTTCAAGGTTTCTTGCCTAAGATGATGGCAGAGATGTATGAAGACCGTAAGAAGTTCAAGAAGATGATGTTGGCTGCAAAGCAGGAGTATGAGAATGAAAAAGACGTTACTAAGAAGTATGATATCGAAAAGCGAATCGCTAGATTTAATAATCTGCAACTGGCTAAAAAAGTGTCCCTTAACAGTGCTTATGGTGCTTTGGGCAGTCAGTACTTCCGTTTTTATGATTTGCGTATGGCGCTTGGGGTTACTTCTGCTGGGAAATTGAGTATTCGTTGGATTGAAAACAAACTGAACGAATACATGAACAAGATTCTAAAGACTTCTGATGTGGATTATGTGATTGCGTCTGACACAGATTCAATCTATATGAAACTTGGCCCCCTGGTGAATAGTGTTTATGGTGCAGACGGTACTGTTGGACTTCCAAAGACTAAAGTGATTGATTTCATGGACCGTGTTTGCGAACAGAAGATTCAACCATTCATTGACAAGTCGTATCAAGAATTGGCATCTTATGTAAACGCATATGCACAAAAGATGCAAATGAAACGTGAAGGTTTGGCTGACAAAGGTATCTGGACTGCCAAGAAACGTTACATCATGAATGTGTATGACAATGAAGGTGTTCGATATAATGAACCTGACCTGAAAGTTATGGGTCTTGAAATGATTAAGTCTTCCACTCCTGCGGCAGTTCGCACAAAGATGAAAGAATCTATCTACATCATGATTGGTAAAACTGAAGATGATATGCACCAATTCATTCATGATTTCCGTGAAGAATTCAAAAAGTTACCGCCAGAAGAAGTATCTTTTCCACGTGGACTTAATGGACTTGCAAAGTATTCGGATTCACTAAGTCTATATAAAATGGGTACACCAATTCATGTGAAAGGTGCCATTCTATACAACCATCATCTGGAAAGATTGGGTTTAACCAAGAAGTATCCTAAGATTCAGGAAGGCGAAAAAGTTAAGTTCTCTTATCTTAAAATGCCAAACCCATTCAAAGATACGGTTATCTCCTATCCGGCAAGATTGCCAAAAGAATTTGACATTGACAAATTTATCGATTATGATACGCAATTCGACAAAACTTTCCTAGAACCAATTAAGGTAATTCTTGATTGCATCGGTTGGAAAACCGAGAAGCAAAGTTCACTTGAAGATTTTTTTAGTTAAGGAACACTATGAGTATATTAGACAAAATCAAAAAGAATAGTAGTATTAAAGATTCTGCTATTTTATCCAAATCAAAGTTCTTCACACAGAAGGACATGATTCCAACGGCAATACCAGCGGTCAACATTGCACTATCTGGCAGTTTGAATGGTGGTCTAACACCAGGTCTTACAATGTGGGCAGGTCCATCAAAACACTTTAAGACTGCTTTCTCACTTTTGATGGCCAAATCTTACATGGACAAATACGAAGATGCTGCACTTCTTTTTTATGATTCTGAGTTTGGTACTCCTCAATCTTATTTTGATTCCTTTGGTATTGATACTGACCGTGTTCTACATACTCCTCTTACTGATATAGAACAATTGAAGTTTGACGTAATGAAGCAATTGACTGAATTGGAACGTGGTGAACACCTCATCATTGTTATTGATTCAATTGGTAACTTGGCATCCAAGAAAGAAGTTGAAGATGCATTAGATGGTAAATCTGTGGCTGATATGTCACGTGCCAAACAAGTCAAGAGTTTGTTCCGTATGGTAACACCTCACTTGTCATTGAAAGATATTCCAATGATTGTAGTAAATCATACCTACAAAGAAATTGGTATGTTCCCTAAAGACATCGTTGGTGGTGGTACAGGTTCATATTACTCTGCCGATAACATCTTTATTCTTGGTCGCCAGCAAGAAAAAGAAGGTACTGAAATAACTGGTTACAACTTTATTATCAATGTAGAAAAGTCCCGTTATGTCAAAGAAAAATCTAAAATCCCTGTTTCAGTATCTTTTGATGGTGGTATTAGCAAGTGGAGCGGCCTATTGGATATCGCTCTTGAATCCAAACACGTGGTAAAACCAAGTAATGGTTGGTACAGTAAAGTAAATACTGAAACTGGTGAAGTTGGAGAAAAGAAATACCGTGAAAAAGATACCGACTCATTTGAGTTTTGGGAATCAATTTTGAATGACAAAACATTCCATGAGTATATCACAAACCGATATGGTGTTGCTACCGGTAGCATCATGCAGGAAGAAGAATGATAGAAGGTGTGGATTACTGTTTCATTTATCCTAAGGGTGATGAGACTATAACCCACATCAAACTACTGAATGGTAGTTACAAAGATGTGGTGTTCAAATATGGTAAAGTTAAAATAACGGAAGAAGTTGATGGGCCCCATTTACATTTCGCTTTTGATGTGTTAGAATCACCAATCGTGAAGCCTAAAAAACTTATGGATGATGCCAAATTCAAAAACTATCTTGGTGATATGTTGGTTGAATTGATGAGTGACAATGTTGATGGGGATATTATAGATGAAACTAGAACAGACGATACTGAAGAACCTGATTTACTCAGATGAATACCTGAGAAAAGTTCTTCCTTTCTTAAAGAGTGAATACTTCACCGACCGAGCAGAAAGACTAATTTATGATGAGATTAAATCATTCACAGAAACTTACAATAATGCACCAACGCCTGAAGCGCTTGTATTGGCCATCCAAGAAAGGCGAAATCTCTCAGATGCAGAAGTGGAAAAGTGTCAAACTACTATCCAAGAAATTGAGAAAACTAAAGGAGAGAAATCCCAAATACAATGGCTTACTGACAAAACCGAGCAATTCTGTCAAGAAAAGGCCATCTACCAGGCAGTATTGGGGAGCATTTCTATTCTTGAAGGAAAAGACAAAACGCACGACAAAGGTCAGATTCCCAAAATACTATCAGACGCTTTAGCCGTAACTTTTGATACGTCAGTTGGTCATGATTATTTGGAGAACAGCGATGAGCGATATGAATTCTACCACAGACACGAAGAACGAATTCCGTTCGACTTGGACTACTTTAACAAAATCACAAAGGGTGGGTTACCTGGTAAAACTCTTAACATTGCTCTGGCTGGTACTGGTGTGGGTAAATCTCTTTTTATGTGTCACGTTGCCGCTGGTGCTATGTCACAAGGTCGTAATGTTCTTTACATCACAATGGAGATGGCTGAAGAAAAGATTGCCGAACGTATTGATGCAAATCTCCTTAATGTTACGTTGGATGATTTGACAAGTCTTCCAAAAGATATGTATGACAAGAAGGTTGAAAAACTAAAGGCAAAAACTACCGGTAAACTTATCATCAAAGAATACCCAACTGCATCCGCATCCGCAACACACTTTAGGTCTTTATTGAATGAACTCAATCTTAAAAAATCATTTCGTCCTGACATTATCTTTATTGATTATCTCAATATATGCTGCAGCTCTCGTATTAAAGCCGGAGCAAACATCAACTCCTACACCTACGTTAAGTCAATTGCAGAAGAATTGCGTGGCCTTGCCGTTGAATACGGAGTTCCAATTGTATCTGCTACACAAACAACACGTTCAGGCTTTACAAGTTCCGATCCCGGACTGGAAGACACAAGCGAGTCTTTTGGTTTGCCCGCTACCGCTGACCTAATGTTTGCTTTGATTACGTCCGAAGACCTACAGGAACTCGGTCAAATCATGGTGAAGCAACTGAAGAATCGTTACAATGATCCTACAATGTACAAACGATTCACTATTGGTGTTGATAGAGCAAAGATGAAACTATATGATGTTGAACAATCTGGTCAAGATGGTTTGGTTGATGCTGGTGTGGCTCAAGCCGCAACTAACGTAAAGAAACCTGGTAAAAAGTCATTTGAAGGATTTAAAGTATGATGTTGACTAAAGAGGATGCTATTCATTGTGCAAAAGCGTTTGAAGATTACTTTGGTAACTTTGAACGTATTGATGAATACATGCGTGACCAAAAGTTAAACTCATTGGAAGAAATACCAACATCTTTGTTTCCTCCTGAAGATGATTTGTTCTCCGATTTCACCATGCATCCAAATGATATGGACATTGAAGTGTGTGAGATTCCTAATGAGACATGGGAAACACTACTATCAATCACATCATCACATATCAACATTCGTCCTGTTGGACGTAGTGTTCATTTGGCTGTAAGAGAAAGAAAGACACAACAGTTTCTAGGATTCATTCGTTTGGGTTCACCTGTTATCAACTGCAAACCTAGAAATGAAATGTTGGGTCAAGTGTTTACACAAAAACCTGAGTGGGGTAAAAGATTCAATGATTCTGCTATGATGGGTTTTGTGATTGTTCCAAGTCAACCATTTGGTTTCAACTATCTTGGTGGTAAACTGTTGGCTGCAATTTGCACTTCACATACAGTCCGTGAAATTGTCAACAAGAAGTATGGAATGAATTTGTGTCTCTTTGAAACAACAAGTTTGTATGGTTCAACTAAACAAGTCTCACAGTATGATGGTATGAAGCCTTTTATTCGCTATAAAGGATTGACAGAATCTGATTTTTTGCCTATGATGCATGGCAAACCGTACTCAGACCTACGTGACTTTGTTCAAGAGAGAGTTGGTCCTCTGGTTGAAGAAACCGCTTCAAGTAAGAAATTGAAGATTTCACAACGAATCATTGCCTTGACAAAGGCCTCATTAAAAGGTACAATTGAGGGTGATGCTTTTCTTAAAACGATTGAGAACGCTAAGAAGTTGACAGAACAGAAACGTTATTACATTTCTAACTATGGATATAGCAACTTTGTGGACTACATTTGTTGTAAGACTGATACTTTGATTAAAGACAAGGAGAACTATGATAAGTATGAACTAGAAAACATCATACAATGGTGGAAAAACAAGGCTTCAAACCGATACGACACATTGAAAAGTGAAGGTCGTTTGAGAACTGAATTGGAGGTTTGGACCTCTGGCAAAGAGATTCAAATCATTAGATAAATATTCTTTATTTGAGGACAACATGGCTTATACTTTCTTTCCTACTACAGCCACAGAAATTAAACAAACCCTAAAGGGTGATGCTAAAAAAATTGATGACATTATTTCAGTATTCGCCTTACTTAAAGGCAAATTTAAAGAAGTCCAAGCACCAATTAACATTGATCCTAAAGCACTAAGCAAAATCAATGTTACCAGGGCTTTGCAAGAAGACATTAAACTAAAAGATATCCAATCTGAGATTTTTAGGAAAAGAAAAATTTCATCATGGGGCATTTCTTTGAAATTTGGTAATGGATCTTCTGGTGGCCGAGGAGTTCAAAACAAAGGTAATGCATATGAAGGTCAACTTGCTGACGCTTTAAGAAAATGGTGGTCTGGAGAAACAATCACCGATCCTAAACTACAAGAGGCGGTTGATTCGATAGTTTCACTACACAAATTACAAAAATGTAAAACCTTAGAAGTAAAAGAAGTTGGTGAATTGAACAACAAACGACCATTTGTATATACACCAAAAGTTTTAATTTCATCTAAGATTCCAGTAAGCGATAACAATTTGGGGCCAGTTGTTACAGATATTACTTTGATTTGTGATGGTAAAAAAGAAATTTACTTGAGTTTGAAGACTGGTGGTACAGTTACTTTCTTTAACTCTGGTGTTCGTACTGTTCTTTCTCCAGCAGAAATCAAAACCGGTAGCATAAAAAATGCCGATGGTTTAAAAATTTTGGATATGTTTAACATCAATGATGCTCTATTCTGTGATATTTTCAATGGTAATCTGAAGAAAGGTTACTCAGAAGATATTTGGAAAAGAATGTCCGCTAGACAAAAAACAGACCTTAAAGATTTTTTGGTTTCTGGTATTGGTCATGGTTATACTATCGTTCACAAACTTTCTGGTAAAACTGAAGTGTATATGATTGATAAGAAATACATGACTGAGGCTGCAACACCGAAATCTTGTACTGTGTATTACGGAGGTAAAACAGGAACAGGTAAACGTATTGACATGGAAATTGAAACAGGTCATTATATTTTGAAACTAAATATTCGTGACACACAAGGTGGTGATGGTTATCCCACTCGAATGATGTGTGACTACTCATATATCTAAATTATAAGGTTATATTATGAATCCCTTGATTACAGTTATAACACCCACTACGGGCAATCCAATGGTCCGTCAAGCACTTGATAGTGTTAAGAACCAAACATACAAAAACATTCAACATTTGGTGGTTGTTGACGGCGACCACCCAAAAGCAAAACCACTATTACAAGATTACCAAAATCTAGATGTGGTTAAGTTGCCCTACGCCACAGGCAAAGACCAATACAATGGTCATAGAATCTATGGTGCAATGACTTATATTGCAAAGGGAGACTTCCTATGTTTCCTGGACGAAGATAATTGGTATGATGAAAACCATATTGAATCTCTTGTTGAATTGTTGAATAACGGTAATCAATGGGCATATTCTTTGCGTAAAATTGTCGGCCAAGAAGGCAAATACATATGTAATGACGATTGTGAATCATTGGGTAAATGGACTTCCGTAATCAATGATATGTTCATCGATGTTAATTGTTTCATGATACCAAGACAGGCCGCATTAGGTTTCTCTCCATGTTGGTATCGTAGAGCAAGACATCCACAAGAACAACCAGAAGTTGATAGAATCCTATCACCCTTTATGATGCAGAATCTAAAAACATTTGACACAAATGGTCGTTATAGTGTAAACTATAGAGTTGCAAGTCGTGCGGATTCTGTTCAAGCAGAATTCTTCTTGCAAGGAAATGAAATGATGAAACAAAAATATAATGGGAATTTGCCATGGCGAAAGATTTAATTATTGGTGCATTTAAGAACTACTCATTCAACACAATCAAACCGTGGGTAGATTCAATCAATGAATGTGGTTTCACGGGTGATAAAGTAATCATCTCAATTGGTTCAAGTAAAGAAACTGATAGTAAATTGGCTGATGCTGGTTTTACAGTTATCTCTGCACCAAGTCAAGCAAGAATGGGCTTTCACATGGAAAGATTCATTCACATCTATAACTTCCTCAAGACACATACTGAGAAGTATCGTTATGTAATCACAACGGATGTTCGTGATGTTATCTTTCAAAAGAATCCAAGTGAGTGGATTGAAAATAACATTCAAGACAAAAAGATGATTGCTGTGTCCGAATCTATTCTAATCAAATACGAACATTGGAATAGTGAGAACATCATGAAGGCATTTGGACCTTATTTCTATCAAGACATTGAAGACAAAGAAGTCTACAATGTTGGAACTTTGGCCGGTGATTCCGATTATATCAAAGACTTGTGTGGTATGTTGTATCAATTGTCAGCAAACCGTCCTGATTGGGTTGCCGACCAAGCAGCATATAATGTTCTATTGAATTGGCATCCATACAAAAATGAAACCTTGTTTGTTGGTCTGTCTGATGCATGGACTTGTAACTTGCACATCACTAATAAACCCGGCGAGAAAGACCATTTTGCACCATTTATCTTGGAACAAAAACCAATCTTTGAAGATGGTCTAGTCAAAGATGGAAAAACAAAAGAACCTTTCTATATCGTACATCAATATGATAGGGATCCAGAGTTGATGAGTTTCTATAAAAAGAAATATGGCGTAGAAGATGTATTGACATTTAGTACTGACGTATGAGCAACATTACAATAGTTACAGCATTTTATGATATTGGTCGTGGTGATTGGACACCTGACAAAGGCCTTCCACATTATCTACAACGTTCAACCGACACATACATTGAACGATTCACGCATCTTACTAAACTAAACAATGAAATCGTTGTTGTAACCACACCAGACATTGGTGAACGCCTAAAAAAGATTCGTTCCGATATTAAGATTATTGAATTTGATCCTTTTGTTAAGTTTGGAACAATTGCTAGTAAAATCATTGGCATCCAAGAACTCGTTAGTTTCAAACAGTTGATTCATCCAAGTCAGATTAAGAATCCAGAATACTGGAGTCACAAATATGTTTTGGTGAATCTCTTGAAGTCACATTTCGTTAATCTAGCAATCAATTCTGGTTTAGTTTCTAATGATACTGTTGCTTGGTTAGACTTTGGTTATTGCAGAAGTGAAGAAACGCTTGGTGGTCATAAAGAATGGTCATATGATTTTGACCCAACAAAGATTCACTTGTTTGCATACAAAGATTTGGATCCAAAAAACAGCCTACCTAGAATTATTGCAATAAATGATGTTCACATTTTAGGCGCAAAGATTGTTGCAAATAAGGCACTTTGGCCTTCTATGGAATCAATGATGTTTGGTGCATTTGACTTGTTATATACAAACAACTTGACCGATGATGACCAAACTCTGATGTTGATGTGTGCAACCAATCAACCAGATGCCTTTATGCAACATAGGATTCCAGACCATCAGTTAGGTTTGGATCCATTTGTTATCTTTAAACAATTTAATAATGGTGATTGATATGGAAGAATTTATAGTATTGGTTCCTGTTCAAACTTCTTTTGATGCTGAGAGTCTACGCATCATTAGAAATGAATGTAGAAATTACATGACAAGAAGTACAAACTTGATTGAAAAGGAACAACAACTTAATTGGTGGAACAACCTAAACAAAGACACTAATAAATTGTATCTTGTTCATAAAGTTTTTCACGGTGTTGCTGCAACTATCGTTGGTTATGGTTATATCAGAGTTGAAAACGGAGAAGTTCTTCTGACTGGAGGATTAACCGAATCAGAAAGAGGTAAAGGCCATGGCAAAACACTCTTTGGTGCCTTGGCCAAATTGGCAGAACAGTTTGAACTACCTATCAAACTAGAATTGTTGAAATCAAACACAAAAGCGTTCGTTGTTTATAACTCATTAGGTTTTAGAGTTACTGAAGACGATGGTAAAATTATCAAGATGGAGTATCACTATGATTCCGTTATTTAAAGTAAAAATGTCAAAACAATCCAGTATCGAAGTTGCAAAGGTACTGGAATCAGGTTTCATTGGCCAAGGTCCAAAAGTTGAAGACTTTGAAGACTTGCTATGGAAAGAACTTGGAACAGAATTCCGTCCAGTTACAGTTGATTCATGCACTTCTGCTATCGACCTTGCTTTGGACTTGATTGGCGTTGGTCCTGGTGATGAGGTTATCTGTACACCACAGACCTGTTTCGCCTCTAACATTGGTCCAATCCATCGTCATGCAACAATTCGTTGGGCAGATATTGACCCAATTACTGGTTTGATTGACCCACAATCTGTTGCCAAATTAGTCAACGAAAAGACTAAGGCTATTGTCTGTGTTAATTGGGCAGGTAAGATTGCAGATTACAAGGCACTGAAATCATTTGGTGTTCCTGTTGTTGAAGATGCTGCACACACTTGGGATATCTTTCCAGTAGAAGTCGAACGTGGTAATTACATTTGTTATAGTCTACAGGCTATCAAATATTTGACAACCGGCGATGGTGGTCTACTTGTATGTGATACAAAAGAAAAGGAAGAAGAAGCAAGACTTCTACGTTGGTTTGGATTAGATAGAACCAAAGGACAATCTTTCCGTTGCACACAAAACATCACTAAAGCAGGTTTCAAATATCACATGAATGATATTGCTGCATCAATTGGTATCTGCAACATTCCTGAAGCAAGAGAATCAGTAACCAAACAGATTGAAAACTCCAAGAAACTTATTAGTGTTGTTAAGAATGATAACCTAATTTTGCCTGAATGGGACGAAACTTGTTCATATTGGCTATTCAGTATGCATGTTAAGAATGGTCGTAAGGCAGAATTCACCGCCTATTTGGAAGACCACGGCATTTCATCTAGTCCAGTCCATTACCGGAATGACTTTTATGATTGTACCGCAAAGTTCAAAGAGGGTGAATTACCCGGAACCACAAGTTTTGATGCAACCCAAATCTGTATTCCTAATGGTTGGTGGTTGACGGATGATGAATTGGATGTTATAATTGAAGCATTAAATGGATTCCAATGAACATCTTTATCGTACCATCATGTGTCAGAACCAACCAAGGTTCCGTTAATGTAGAAGACCGATTCAACCAGACTTTGAAAACTTTTGATACCATTCGTGAGAAAGTACCAGAAGCGTTCATTGTCTTTGTTGACAACTCAAAAACTCCATTCACCAAAGAAGAACATGACCTAATAAGTCCTAAAATTGACTTGTTTTTGGGACTTCATGAAGATGAAGCTGCACAAAAAATAAACAATTTTTTTAACGTCCATGTCGCAAAGGGTATGGGTGAAGGATATATGTTATTATTTGCCATGAATGTCCTGAAAGACCGTTTTGATTTTGCCAATCAGAAAGGTAGAATCTTCAAAATGGGTGGAAGATGCCTACTTGAAGATGATTTTGACATCAATCGGTATAATGACCTAGATGGGAAATACACCTTTAAGACCAGAGTTCCAAGTTGGAGGGGTGATGGTCACTTCTTATTGGACACCAGAATGTATTCTTGGTCTTTTTCTTTGGTTGAAGAATACCTTGAAATACTAAGAAATAAGAATCCACAATATATTATAAATGGCATAGACACAGAACATGCTCATTTTATCAATATACCAAAAGACAAACTGGTAGAATTTGATAAAATCCATGTTGGTTGTATCGTTGCATTAACAGGAACTTACGTTTCCGATTAAAAGTCTCTCTATGTATCGAAGCCAAACTTTCCAGGTTTAGGTACGCAAACTAAAAAGTTATATAAATAACTTTATGGCAATCATAGTGTATTGCAAGTCTAAAGGTAAAAATGAGAACTTTTAAATCTCTACTCAAAGAAGAAGCTGACGAATCGAAGCTTAAGCACATCACGCATGTGGAGGATCATCCTATCCATAGCGGTGCCGAAGGTTTCAGTCACGCTGTTGGAGTACTGAATCAAGTGAGAAAACACATCAAAGCGGGCAAAAATGATCCTACTTTGACAATGAAACACGATGGTTCACCAAGTATTGTATATGGCCATCATCCAGAGACTGGTAGATTCTTTGTTGCATCCAAATCTGCATTTAACGTAAATCCAAAAGTTAATTACACAGAAAAAGATATCGAAGCAAACCATGGACATGCTCCAGGTCTTGTTGCTAAACTAAAAGACGCACTACATCACTTACCTAAAGTTGCACCAAAAACTGGTGTTTACCAAGGTGACATGATGTTTGGCCATGGCGATAAGACTGAACATGATGGTAGAGTTCACTTCAAACCAAACACAATCAACTATTCTGCACCTAAAGATTCAGAAGAAGGTAAGAAAATTCGTAAAGCCAAACTTGGTGTATACACACATACACAATATCATGGCAATACCTTGGCTGATATGAAAGCAGATTTTCATCCAGACTTATCTGGATTCAAAGACCATCCAGATGTTTATCACAGAGAACCTGGTCACGATACATCTAAAGTTATGATGTCCAAACATGATGAGGACCAATTCCATCATCATTTGGCATCAGCACAAGCACTACATGACCTACACGGTAAACAAATGTATGCTGCAACAGAACCACACCGTAATGCTGGTGGACCTATTGAGACACATATTAACCAGACTATCAGAACTGGTGAGAAACCAAGCGTTGCTGGACTCAAGAAATCTATCGAAGCTAAATATGACAAAGATATTGCTAAAGTGAAAACTCCTGCGGCAATTGCTAGAAAGGAAGCGGAAAAGAAGGCTCACGTTGAACATATTGATAACAATACACAACATTATGAGAATTTCTTTAAGATGCATCATCACTTACAACAAGCGAAAAATGCATTAGTTCACGTTTTAGCAAGACACACTGGTGGTTTAGAACATACTGTCGGTGATGCATCAGTTAAACCAGAAGGTTTCGTTGCAACACATAAAGGCAAAGTTTCTAAACTGAACGATAGACAAGAATTTAACAGACTTAACTTTTTGGCAAGACCACGATGAAATCCTTTAGACAGTTAGTAGAAGAAAAGACCAAGTCAATTGTCATGGCAATTGGCCGCATGAACCCACCAACTAAGGGTCATGAGGAAAATGTCAGAGGCATCCAAGACTTGGCTAAAAGAAATCATGCTGACCACATCATTGTGGCTTCACACGCAAATGATGCTAAGAAGAATCCACTTGATATTAAAACAAAAATGAAGCACATTAAACGTGCTTTTCCAGATGCAAACATTGTACCTGCAACAAAAGAAGCGCCAAGTATTCTTCACCATGCAGCAGAAATGCACAAAAAAGGTTACAACCACGCCATCGTTGCATCAGGTGAAGGTGCAGAAGCAAACTATCACTTATTGAAGAAATACAATGGTGTAGAAGGCCGTCATGGTTACTTTAAGTTTGACCATATCGAACAACAATCAACTGGTGAACGTAAACCTGGTATCTCTGGTACCGATATGCGTAACTATGTCAAGAATGGTGATTTCAAGAAATTCAAAGATAATCTACCATCAAACATCAGAAAACATCCGGAACATGCAACAGAATTGTTCCATGATGTGACTAGAGGCATGGGTCTACATGAATCCACAAATCGTGGCCAAGGTAAAGCCATCTTTGTTACTGGCGGTCCTGGTTCTGGTAAAGACGTTGTTATTCGTGAGTGTATCGCAGAACAAAACATCGTTGAATTAAACTTCCAACAAGTTATGGATATCATGAATGACAAGCACAAGTTGGCAATGCGTTCTATGAATCCTAAGATGGAAGCAATTCGTCAACGTGGTCCACTTATCATCAATGGTCCTGCTGATGACTATGAAAAGATTTCTCAAATCAAAGAAGAACTTGAGGAATTGGGTTACAACACGATGATGGTTTTTGTTGATACAACCGACAAGGTAAGTCAAGAAAGAAATACTCTATTGTCGAGAATGATGGTAGAATCCATTCGTCATGCACGTTGGACAGAAGCACAAAAGAACATTGCTCATTTTTCAGAGTTGTTTGAGAGTTTTTCACGTTTTGATAACACTGGAGACCTAGAAGAAAAGGTTAGCGATATTGCTGACTTGTTTGCAGAAACTACAAAGTTCTTAGACAATGGTTCTATTCACTATTCAAGTGCAAACAAATTCTTACAGATTTATGAATCTAAAATTGGTGCAAAATCAATCCAAAGAACCAATTTGAAAGACAAAGGTTTGAACGTATTGAAAGACAACAATAGTCCTGTTATGCAATTTGCCGCAAAACTAGGTCGCAGAGATGATGTTAGAGATGGTGATATCAAATCAAATAGTGATTACATGCCTAAAGTTGGTGGTGGTAACACATATACAGAAGACAAAGAACCTGTGATGATTAAATCACCAGAACCAAAGGTTGCAAACTTCAACAAAGATGCCGATACAAATAGAAAAAAGAAATTTGGTGACCGTTCTTTAACCGCTGCAAAGATTGGTGACGTTGGTGGAATCGGTCCAACAACAAACTCAAGAGCAGCAGGACAAAGTGCTGCGGCTAGTTCAGGTTTAGGGGATTCTACATACCGTGAGGAGACAGAATATAGCAATGATGATGTTGCTGATTTTGCAGGTAAGCCAAGAGGCGTTAACCCAAATCCACTGGCAGAAAAGAATAAGAAGTTAAAAAAGTTTAAGGAATCAATCTTCGATTTCGGTCAAGGAGATTCTGGCGTAGGTGGCACTCTTGGTGGTGCTGGAAATAAAGAAGACTTTGTTAAGCCAATTGAAAAGTTTGGCCAATCAGGTATAACAATTAAAAAGAAAAAAACAGGAGTAAAATAATGTTTACTAAATCTCTAGTACCACAATCTTTGGTTGACGCAACAAAAGCAATCATGGAAGCAGACGAAAAGAAAAAGATGCTTCTAGAACCAGAATTAGATGAAACTGGTTTTCACAAGGCTGCACATGCCGCTAAGAGAGCAAACCAATCTCACTTTGAATTCCAAGGTAAGAAATATCCAGTAACTGCAAAACATCATTCTGAGGGCATGGTTCCTCCAGAAAAAATTGCTGCTCAAATTTCAAAGAAAAAAGATGACAAAGCTGCAGCATCTGGTCACAGTGCTGACGTTAGAGAAGAAGATGAAAAGAAATCTTCTAATCCTTTTGACGTTCTAAAAGGTAAATACATGAGCCAATTGCCTAAGAAAAAAGGCGAATTGACTGGTCATGAACACAAGAAAACTTCTACTGGTGATGTATACACCAAGAAATCAATGAAAGAAGAAGACCATCCTGACGAGAAAGAAGATAAAGCACTTGTTAAGAAAATGGTTAAGCCATCTGCTTTGAAAAAAGAAGAAGATAAAGAAACTCGTTTGTCTGCACACAAGATGACTGAAGAAGATGATTCTTGCGTAACTAAACCAGAAGTTAAGAAAATTGCTGACAAAGAAGTGCACAAACACGAAAAGTCTATGCACAAAGGCAAAAAAGAAACTGAGTTGGATGAAGAACGTCACATGACTGCTTCTGAAAAAGAAAAACGTGAAAAGATTGTTAAGTCTATGAAAAAAGGCATTGCTGGTTTCAAAGACCGTTATGGTGACCGTGCTAAAAATGTAATGTATGCTACTGCTACAAAACAAGCCATGAAACATGAAGACCTTGGTGGTATCAGCACAATGAGCGAAGAAGATGACGTTCATATTGATCCAGGTGAAAACATGAAGACTAAAACTGTTGATACTCTAAAAGGACGTGAAAAAGTTCCTGCTGACTATCACAACAAGTCTCTTTCTTACAAAGTTAAGTTGAATGTTGAAGAAAAAACTTCACCAATGGAAGTTGCAAAAGAATTGGCTCGCAAATCTTTCAAAAAGATTAGAAATGAAACCATGATGGGTAAACTAGGCACTTCCGAGGAAAAGAAACATGACTAAAATGAAGGATGTGGTGAAAGGTGTTGCAAAACAATCTGCACCACCATCTAAAGGAAATGTGGATCCAAGTGATCCATGGTCCGCTACCGGTGCCGGTGGCGGTATTCCTATTCCTGAAAATGTAACCTCACGCCGTGCAGATTTGTTATCCAAGTTCTACAAGGCTAAAGGTTACAATATCAATTACGTCAGTAAAAACCAAAGAGTTGGTCAAGCTAAGACTGGCGAATTTGAAAAATGGAAACAAGACCATGGAATCTATGAAGACGAATCGGTAACTGAAGATTTGACAACAAGATACAATGGTAAACACACAGGTGCACCAGAAATTCGTTCTACAGTTTCTAAATCACCAACTTTAAAAAGAAAACATGAATTGGATGCAGCTGCATCTTATTATGCAATCCCAGCACCGGCAGGCTCTATGAAAAAAGTAAGACCACAAACAGAAGAATTTGAACTTGACGAAAAGGCCGATAGTAATCATCCATGGAGAAAAATATCTCCTGCTCAACTGGCAAAAATTAATAAGTCTAGAGAGCAAGACAAGAAGGATGCTGAAAAAGGTCGCTTACGCAAATCTCTTGGTGGTGAAAAAACCGTCAAGAGTGATATTGCTTGGCACACATATCAAGCCAAAATGAGAGAAGACAACATTAATGATCCACAATGTGCCACTCAATCTCCATTTGATGGTGCAAATACAACCAATGATGTTGCACCTAAGAAGTCTAAGGCTGCAAAAATGGTCAAAGAAATCTATGCAAAACATAGACTAAAAGAAGATATGTATGACCATGAGAAGGACGATAAAGGTCCAGGTACAAACGTTAAACCACCAAAAGTTATTAAAAAACAAGAGGTTAACGATGACAATGAAAAAGGAACCAATGCTCGCATGGTTTTGAAAGGTGGAACCACTCTTACTGGAGAGAAACGAGACACGATTGAAATTGATCCAATGATGAAAAATCGTGGCAAACAACCAGACTATATTGCTACAAATACAGGCAAAAAATCAATTCAATAAATAGGTAGATTACCCTTCAAGGAGATATAAACATGTCAGCATGGTCAAATAACGACAAACACATCAGCAAACCTAAAATGGACGTTGAACGTGAAACAAGAGAAAACGTTCAACTTACTGTTACTACCGGTAATACCGCAGGTAATAATGTTATTACAGTTTCTTATTATGATGGTGGCCAAAATAACGTGGCCAACATTGGTGTAACAGCAGGACAATTTGTCTATTTCTGGGCAAACGGTTTTGGTGATAACAAAGGCGGCCAAGCAGGTAACGGCGTTCCTGGTTTCTTCGCTTCAAACACAACCGTTTCTTCTACAAGCGGCAATACAATTACTTTGTCTACAGGATTGTTCAATACTGTGAGTACAGGTTTTGGTGTTGAGTTTGATAAATCACTTGTTTTCAACGCAAACAAAACAATGACCAAAACTTATGGCCAAGACACAGTTTTGGTTACACCAACTCGTCTAGCTAACAATACTGTTGCAATGGGCAACCTAAATCCAGGTTGGGTTCACATTCAAAAGAAAACCAACAATGATGGAACAGTTCGTTACATCAGCGAAACATTGGTTGCTTTGGCTAGTCCAGTTGCTTCGAACACAGCTTCCGGCAATACAAGCTGGGGTACTGCGTTTACTGGCGTTTAATAAGGATGGGGCTTCGGCCCCAACATTATGTTTGATGATTTGAATGAAGATAATTTTGTGATGTATGCTGTTAAGTGTTACACATCGCCAAATTGTTTAATGTCGGAGTTTGAGGGTGATTTAAAGAGAACCAAGTATCTCAAAAGATTGTTACGTAGATATAAAGTAACAAAAAATCTTAAAGAGAGATTGATTCTAAATCACATCATTATGCTCAATAATGTATTTGGCGTTGAAGCTACGGCAAGAATATTGTTTTTTAGAACCGATGAGAAAGACTATGATGTTCTAAAAACTTTCTTACTGTATCTAAATATATTGCCTGAAGTGGTGCATGGTATTCGGGGTAAAAATATAAGAACGGACATGATTCCAGTCGATATGAAAGTTGCAGACATACTGAGGAAAATATGAAAAATTTCAAACAACTAAGAGAAAAAGTTAAAAAACCAACAGGTGGACTCAAAGATGCTTGCTGGACCGGTTACACTGCCGTTGGTATGAAAATGAAGGGTGGTCGTAAGGTGCCTAATTGTGTACCTGAAGAAGTTGAGGATATGGCGGAAGGCAGTATATCTGACTTATTGAATAAAGATTCAGCATCACCAAAATTCAATGACCATCCAGCACCACTCAAAACAAAACATTCTGGTAGCATTCCAACGCCCTACGAAAAAGGTAGATTAGATGCTCATAGAAAAAAGCCATATAACAATATCCACAAAGACAAGCAAGATGCGGAAGATTATAAAACTGGTTATGGGCACGTTAAATCTAAGCAAGGTGTGGCGGAAGGCTTGGCAGATAAACAGGTTAAAGAAGAAAAAGATCCAGAATACTCTGATCCATACATGGCCATCAATCAATTACGTACCATCATGCACAATGCACAAGAGATGATGGACTTGATTGGTGACAAGACAGACTTACCTGAATGGGTTGAGTCCAAAATTACATTGGCAGAAGACTACATCATGACTGTTGCCAATTACATGCGTAGTGAACTAAAAGAAGAACACAATCCAGATGCAATGTTTGACATCGTTGAAGAACTTGTGATGGAAATCGCAGAAGCAAACAACATTGATCCTGAAGTTATTTGGGAAGACCTAGAAGATGTATCAGACGAAGAATTGTATGAGTCTGCTGCATGGAGACGCAAAGAAGGTAAAGACCCTAAAGGTGGTCTAAACCGTAAAGGTATTGCATCTTATCGCAGAGAGAATCCAGGTTCAAAACTAAAGATGGCAGTAACAACACCACCATCAAAATTGAAAAAAGGTTCTAAGGCAGCAAATCGCCGTAAATCCTTCTGTGCTAGAATGGGTGGTATGAAAGGTCCTATGAAAAAGGACGGCAAACCAACTCGCAAAGCACTAGCACTAAGAAAGTGGAACTGCTAATGAAACGATTTAAAGATTTCGTCAAAGAAGACGGCATGGGTGCTGGTGCTGTTGCATCAGGTCCAACAAATACTACTGGTGGTGGCCAAGTTGCAGGTATGGGTCAACCTCCTGGTAGTAAATCGGGTGAACCTGGTGTTTACTTGAAGAAAAAGAAAAAAGCACATAACCCCGTAATGATGGGAATGGGATCAAGAAAACCTCCAAAGGTGTAAAACATGTGGATTTTAAAATGGCTTCCTGATTGGTTTTTTTATGCAGTTTTATTAATAGGTGTAGCTGGTTATGCTGCATCTTATTTGATAAAATTTCTTCCTGGTCTATCACTCTACAAAACTCCCGTACAACTAGGTTCCATATTACTTGTAGTAATTGGAACTTTTATGTCTGGTGCAAGCTACAATGAAAGTGTTTGGATTGCAAGAGTAAAAGAGATGGAAGCCAAAGTTGCAGTTGCAGAAGAAAAGTCTAAAGAGACAAACAAAACTGTTGTAACCAAACTTGTAACGAAGAAAGAATACTATCGTCAAAAAGGTGAAGATATTATTCAATATGTTGACCGTGAAATTGTAAAGTATGACAACCAATGTACGATACCAAAAGAATTCATTGATGCATTGAATAAGGCGACAGAAAAATGAAATACACACTATTAGCACTATTGTTACTTACTGGTTGTGAGACTGTTGTTCCTGTAACCGCTAAATTTCCAGAAGCACCTGTCGAATTAAAGACAAAATGCGAAGAACTAAATAAACTAACTGACGGTGCCAAGTTAAGTGATGTGGCGAAAACAGTTGTTAACAATTATACATTATACCATCAATGTTCTTCTAAAGTGGATGCATGGATAGAATGGTACGACAGTCAAAAGAAGATTTTTGATGAGGTTAAGTAATGCAACTTACAAAAGCACAATTAAAACAAATTCTACCAAAGAATCCATACATTGACCATTGGTATTCTGCGTTAGAGCAATTATTGCCAGATTATCAGATTGATACACCACAACGTATTGCTGCGTTCTTGGCTCAGTGTGCTCACGAGTCTGCTGAATTCACCGCATTGAAAGAAAATCTAAATTACAAAGCGCCAACTTTACGTAAACTATTTGGTAAGTATTTTCCAACAGATGAACTCGCAAACGAATATGCAAGTAAACCAAACAAACAGGAAGCAATTGCCAACAGAATCTATGCCAATCGTATGGGTAACGGAGATGAATCGTCTGGTGATGGTTACCGTTACTGTGGTCGTGGCCTTATTCAGACAACAGGCAAAGACAACTATTTCTGGTTTGCTGCCAGTTTGGGTATAACACCAGAAGAAGCAGCAGAGTATATGCAAACATTTGAAGGTGCTGCACAATCAGCGTGTTGGTTCTGGGAAACCAATAATTTGAACCAATGGGCAGACAAGAATGATATGTTAACATTGACTAAGAGAATCAATGGTGGCACAATTGGTCTTGATGACCGTATTAAACATTATAACCATGTTATGTCTGTACTAGGAGCGTAACATGCATGATAGAAAATTATTCGCATATGCCGCAATCTTACTCATATTACCACTTACTCTTGCTATGTGTGGGGGTGATAAGTTTCGTTACCCTTGTCAGGATCCTAAGAACTGGGATAAAGAGGAATGTAAACCGCCTATATGTGATGTCACAAGGACTTGTCCGGAACATATCTTCAAAGGTCAACGTGATCCGAGATTGGGTCCGCCTGCGCCTGAACCAAGTGTACCAGTCAACCAAACACCAACGGCAGGAAAACCGCCGCAAGGAGTTAACTGTGGAAAATAACGAACAATTCTTATACACTGAAGACCAGCTAATGGCTCGTCTGAAGTTTTTCATTGGTATCTGTCTAGCATTGACCTTGACAGGTATCGTTTTCGTTGTGCTTTATTCTATCATCTTCATTACACAGCCGTTAAACGCTATCAGCCCTATTGACCAGAAGTTCTTTGAAATGATTATACCAATTGCCACTTTCTTGACAGGCACATTGTCAGGTATTATGTTGGCAGGCAACGACAAAGACTTAAAAACAAAGGCATTAGATGCAGCAAACAGACCAACGCCAGTATCACCAGCACCAGTTGCAGCACCCGTTTTACAACCTGTGTTTACAACACCTCCAGTATCTCCAACAATACCAAAACCATTTGTGCCAAATCCTGCACCAGTTGCGCCCTTGACAAGTGTACCTGTTTCAGTAGATAATAGCGGTGTTCCGCCATCAGATGTTATGGTTGGTTTTGGTGGTAAACTTGCTCCGCCTCCTGCACCTCAACCTGAAATTTAAGGAACTAAAATGAAATCAATTATTCTAGCCATTACTTTGTCTCTATTGTCTATTGGTGCAGTTCATGCAGAAACCAAAAAGGTTTGCGAAACTACCAAAGACGCTAAGACACAAAAAGAAAAAGAAGTCTGCAAAACAATTACTATCCACAAAAAATTGGATGGAACAAAGATTCCGGATAAAAAATAATGGCAGAGACATCAATTCAAGTTGATGTTGGAGTTTTAAAGTCTCAAGTATCAACCATAACAGAACTGTGTAATAAGATGGACAAGGTTATAGAAAAACTTGTGGATCAGCACGACCGTCACATTGCAAAGGTATATGATGATATGGATAAAAGAAGACTTGAGACAAACGGCGACATTAATGAATTGCATGACCGTATAGATGCAGTCTTGGATAAAGTTCAAGATACCGAAAAAACTTTATTGGATGAAATCAAACTTCTCCGTAAAGAAATGCAAGACCACAACACAAAAGAAAAAGAGTCCTTGGATAAACTTCTGCAATGGAAGTGGATGGTTGCCGGCGGCATACTTGTTTTATCATGGTTGATTTCTCATGTCAAACCTGATACACTAAAAGCCCTGTTCGCTTAATTTCTCTTTCCCTATATTATGAGTGTTTTTATTGACCGTAGTTTTCTCCTCCAGCTGGCGCCAAAATTGCTGAGGTTTGCAAAGAAGAAGGATGACTTATACAACTTTCGTTGTCCTCTCTGTGGAGATTCCCAAAAAAACAAAACAAAAAGTCGTGGCTACATCTTCCGAAAGAAGAATGACTACTTCTATATGTGTCACAACTGTGGTGCATCCACATCTTTCTATAACTTTCTAAAGCAAGTTGACCCAAATTTATTGGAAGAATACACGCTAGAAGTCTATAAGAACTCCGCAAATACAAATAGTCCTGAACCAACATTCTCAGAGTTGATGGTTAAACCAGTCTTTAAGAAAAGTCTAGACTTACCTAAAATCTCTGAGTTACCGGATGAACATTTTGCTAAACAATATGTAACTGGTCGCAAAATACCAGAAGAAATGTATGGCAATCTATATTATGCCGAAGACTACAAATCTTTTGTGGATTCTTTTGGTGTTGATAAAGATATTATTGCTGGAGACAAACGCCTTGTTATTCCGTTTCATGACAAAGAAGGAAACATCACTGGATTTCAAGGCCGTGCTCTAGGTGAGTCAAAGATACGTTACATCACAATTAAACTAACGGACGAAGGTCCACGCATGTTTGGCATTGACCGTGTTAATCAAGAGGAGAAGATTTTTGTTTTTGAGGGTCCTATTGATTCTATGTTTATTAAAAATTCTGTTGCCGTTGCCAGTTCAGCCTTGGAAACAGCCGCAGAATATTTGGACAAATCCAAAATTGTATTAGTCTATGACAATGAACCAAGGAATAAAGAAATTGTAAAGTTGATGGAAAAGGCCATAGATAACCACTTCAATGTTGTGATTTGGCCTGAAATGATTACGGACAAAGATGTGAATGACATGGTTTTGTCAGGATTTGACAAAGATGAATTGTGTGATATAATGGAGAAACACTCGTTTGTAAACCTACGAGCAAAAATGGAATTTGTAAACTGGAAGAAAGTATAGTATGAATGTAAGATTGATTAATTATTCTCAAGGACCTTTTGAGAACATCATGGGTGTGGATGTACCGTCCAAGACCAGTCTATTAGACCAAATTGCTTATGCAGCAAGAGTGTCTAATCCAGCGAACCAAAACAACAAGGAGACTTCAGAAAAGTTGGTTCGATACTTGATTAACAACCAACATTGGTCACCATTGGAGATGGTTTCCTTGACGTTGGAGATTGAAACGACAAGAGACATTGCACGACAAATTTTACGTCACCGTTCGTTCTCTTTCCAAGAATTTAGCCAGCGATATGCTGATGCATCACAACTTGGTTTTGAATTGCGTGAAGCACGTTTGCAAGATACCAAGAATCGTCAGAACAGTATTGAAACCGATAACGCAACATTGATTGAGACATGGCGTCAACGTCAAAACCAAATCATGGATGAAGTTGAAGATGCTTATAAATGGGCTTTGGACAATGGAATTGCTAAAGAACAGGCTCGTGCCGTTTTGCCAGAAGGCATGACAAAATCACGCATGTATATGGCTGGAACCTTGCGGTCTTGGGTTCACTATATACAACTCCGAAGCGCAAATGGCACACAAAAAGAACATCAAGAAGTAGCCTTGGCATGTGCCTTGGTGATTGAACCGGTTTTCCCAATGATTAAGGAATTTATCAATGAACAGTCGTGATGATGTGAAAAAATTTATGGTTGCTTGTGACCAAGTTGAAACCGGATTCAGTAAACAATCCGATTTATACCTGGCACTAATCCGTGAAGAATTCAATGAACTAATTAAAGCATATTTTGAAAAAGATATGGTAGAAATTGCAGATGGGTGTGCAGACTTGAAGTGGGTTATTGAAGGGTTGGAAGAAACATTGAAATTGCCGCAACAGGCCGTTTGGGATGAAGTGGCACGAAGCAATCTAAGTAAGATTTCTCCTAGTGGTAAAGTAGAAAAAAGACAAGATGGTAAGGTGTTAAAGCCTGAAGGTTGGACACCTCCAGACATTAAAACAGTATTAGATAATAACAAGGAATAATATGGAATACATGGGCATTAAGATAGACTTAGAACGTGATAAGCTATTTGATGAATTGGGTGTTAAACGATTAAAAGAATCGTACATGCGTGAGGAAGAAACATCACCTCAAGAACGTTTTGCATTCGTATCAGCATCTTTTGGATCCAATCCAGAACATGCACAGAGACTATACGATTATTCGTCTAAACATTGGTTGTCATATTCAACACCAATCTTATCATTCGGTCGTTCTAAAAAAGGCCTACCTATTTCATGTTTTCTAAATTATATTAATGATACAGCGGAGGGTCTAGTTGATAATCTTTCTGAAACTAATTGGTTGTCTATGTTTGGCGGTGGTGTTGGCATCGGTTTCGGGATACGTTCTGCGGATGACAAATCTACTGGCGTTATGCCACACCTCAAAATTTACGATGCATCATCTCTGGCTTATCGCCAAGGCCGGACTCGCCGTGGTTCTTATGCTGCTTACCTTGATATTAGTCACCCTGACATTATTCCATTCCTAGAAATGCGTAAGCCAACAGGTGATCCAAATGTGCGTTGTTTGAATTTGCACCATGGCATCAACATTACAGATGATTTCATGACCATCATTGAAAAGTGTATGTTGGATCCTAATGCAGACGATTCATGGAACTTAATTGATCCATTCTCAAAAGAAATTCGTGAAACCGTTTCTGCAAGAAGTTTGTGGCAACAAATCCTGGAATTGCGTATGCACACAGGCGAACCATACATTCATTTTATTGATACAAGTAATCGTGAATTGCCAGAATGGTTAAAAGAAAAAGGTTTGAAAGTTCACCAATCAAACTTGTGTTCTGAAATCATTTTGCCAACAAACAAAGAACGTACTGCTGTATGTTGTTTGTCTAGTTTGAATTTGGAGACTTATGATGATTGGAAGAATGAGCCACTTTTTCTTAGGGACGTTGCTGAGATGCTTGATAACGTTCTACAGTATTTCATTGATAATGCTCCTGGTGTCGTACAAAGAGCAAAATGGTCTGCTATGCGTGAACGCTCTATTGGTGTTGGTGCCCTCGGTTTTCATGCATATCTACAAAAGAACGGAATTGCATTCGAAGGTGTGATGGCAAAAGTTGCTAACAATAGAATCTTCAAAAGTATTAGAGAGGGATTAGATGAAGCTAATAAATCTTTGGGAACAGAACGTGGAGAAGCTCCGGATGCTGAGGGTACTGGTTTGCGTTTTAGTCATCTTATGGCTATCGCTCCAAATGCTTCTTCGTCTATCATCATGGGAAATACTAGCCCTAGTATTGAGCCTTATCGAGCTAATGCGTACCGTCAAGATACTTTATCGGGCTCATTTTTGAATAAGAACCGTTGGTTGGATAAAATTCTTAAAGAGTTGATTACCGACACCGACAAATATAATGAAGTATGGTCTTCTATTATTGCCAACGATGGTTCGGTTCAACATTTAGACATTCTAAGTGATGATGAATAGGCAGTATTTAAAACATCTATGGAAATTGACCAACGTTGGGTGATTGACTTGGCCGCAGATAGACAAATGTATATCGACCAAGCACAATCATTGAATCTGTTCTTCCGTCCAGATGCTAATATTAAATACGTTCATGCTATTCATTTTATGGCATGGAAAAAAGGATTGAAGACTTTGTACTACTGCCGTTCTGAAAAGATTGGTAAAGCCGACAAGGTTTCCAAGAAGATTGAACGTCAAGTTATTAAAGAAATTGACATGACACAAATTGCACAAGGTAATGATTGTATCGCATGTGAGGGATAATATGAAAAGAATTTTGAGATTTACTGCATCATGGTGCCAACCATGCAAAACATTGGCCGCAAATCTGGAAAGAGCAGAACTAAAACTACCTATTGAGGTTATTGATATCGATGTGAATGAAGATATTGCAAATCAATATGGTATTCGTTCTGTTCCCACTTTAGTATTGTTAGATGAAAACATTGAAGTGAAACGAAATGTCGGAGTCAAAACACCAAAATTACTAAAAGAATGGGCAGAAGTATGATTAAGAAAGCGCAGAATGATGTAACATCGGAACGTAGTTACTTTAAACCTTTCAACTATGCTTGGGCATATGATGCATGGTTGAAACATGAACAATCACATTGGCTTCACACAGAAGTGCCAATGATGGAAGATGTGAAAGATTGGAAGAAGAAATTAACAGATAGTGAAAAGAATTTTCTGACACACATTTTCCGTTTCTTCACACAAGGTGACATTGACGTTGCTGGTGGTTATGTTAAGAATTATCTACCATACTTTCCACAACCAGAAATGAGAATGATGTTGTTGGGCTTTGCTGCACGTGAAGCATTACACGTTGCCGCATATTCACACTTGATTGAAACTCTTGGTTTGCCTGAAACAACATACAATGAATTCTTAGAGTATGCTGAAATGAGAGAGAAACACGACTATGTGTTGGACATTTCAAAGCAGAATACAACTAAAGAGAATACTGCAACCCATATCGCCGTGTTCAGTGCCTTTACTGAAGGTATGCAATTGTTCTCCTCATTCATTATGTTGTTGAACTTTCCTCGTCATGGTAAAATGAAGGGCATGGGACAAATTGTTACATGGTCTATTGTCGATGAAACACAACACGCTGAGAACATGATTAAATTGTTCCGCACTTACATTCAAGAAAATCCAGAAATCTGGAATGATGAATTGAAGTCACGCATTTACACCATTGCTGAAAAGATGGTTGAGTTGGAAGATAAGTTCATTGACTTGGCTTTTGCAATGGGTGAAATGGAAGGTTTGAATGCTGAAGACGTTAAGAAATACATCCGTTACATTGCTGACCGTAGATTGATTTCACTATCACTTAAAGGCATCTTTAAGGTTAAGAAGAATCCATTGCCATGGGTTGAAGAAATGATTAACGCACCTACACACACAAACTTCTTTGAAAATCGTGCAACCGATTATGCAAAAGGTGCCTTGACTGGAGATTGGTCCGATGTTTGGGCTAAATGATTTTATAAACTACAATAAGAAGAATAAAAATGACAAACAAAGTAATTTCTGGAGAATGTTTAGAATGTGAATCAACCTATGCCGTAGAGTATGTTGAACAATTAGTATCTCAACCATTGCCTGAGTTTTGCCCATTTTGTGGTGATCCCATTGAAGAATTATCCGAAGAATATATAGAGGATGATGACTTGAATGAAGATGACCTCAAATGGGAATAAACTGGCAATATAATGATACTGATTTCACAGAAGACCAAATTGGCGATAGTTACGGATTCGTATATCTGATAACAAACCTAGAGAACAACAAAAAGTATATCGGTAAGAAACTTTTCTGGTTCTCTAGGACCAAAATGGTAAAAGGCAAACGCAAAAAAGTAAAAGTACCATCAGACTGGCAAACTTATTACGGAAGTAGTGACAAACTACAAAAAGATGTTATACTGTACGGAGAGGATAAGTTCCGCCGAGAGATACTACATCTTTGCAAGTCCAAGGGAGAGTGTAGTTATCTTGAAGCGAAAGAACAGTTCGCAAACAATGTAATGGAAAGTGATGAGTATTACAATGACTGGATTATGGTTAGAGTAAGAAAGTCTCATATTAAGGACTACAATGACCGACCTAAGAGAAGTGCTGAATAACGATTGTGATAGTTATGTCTTTTTGCCAACAGAAGAAGATGATAACATCCACGTTCAAGCAAGCGAATACAAAGATAAAGGAACCAAATTGGGTGGTTCTATAATGGGTGATTGTTACCACATTATTATTTTCCGAGAAGATGAAGAAGGTTGTATTACTGATTTGGATAAGTTTGAAGGTATCCTAAGTGCACCTGTGGAATATATTACCAGAATGATTAAAGAGAATTGGTTTGGTATTGTTTGTAGGAAAACAACAACATCCGAAGAATTCGTTAACAGAACCTTTGACAAACTTAGCGAAGTGTGATATAGTACAGTTTTAACTATTGGATTCGTAATGATTCTCGTTGACCTGAACCAAGTCCTTCTAGCAGGACTTATGGCTCAAATTTCAAACCAAAAGACCGTTAAGTTGGAAGAAGATTTAATCCGACATATGGTTCTCAATATTCTCCGTATGCACCTAAAGACTTTCCGTAAAGAATATGGAGAAGTTGTACTTTGCTGTGACAACCGCAAATACTGGCGTAAGGAGTTCTTTCCACACTACAAGGCAGGCCGTAAAAAGTCTCGTGAGAAGTCTACATTGGACTGGCACTTGATTTTTGACATGTTGGCCAAGTTTAAGCAAGAACTGAAAGAAAACTTTCCTTACAAAGTAATTGATGTGGAAATGGCCGAGGCTGATGACATTATTGGTACTCTTGTTCCACGCCATGCATCACATGAGAAAGTCCTTATCTTGTCTAGTGATGGAGATTTCTTGCAACTGCAACGCTGGGGTAGTAATGTCAAACAATACAATCCTGCATTGAAGAAATACCTAAAATCGGAAGATCCACTCTTGGAACTCCAAGAAAAGATTATTCGTGGTGATAAGGGTGATGGTATTCCAAATATCTTTTCACCAAGTGATTGTTTTGTCCGTGATTTGAGACAAAAACCCATTACTAAGGGCGTTTTAGATAAACTTCTAAAAGAAAATGCCGAAGATTGGTCGGATGAAAATGCAAAGATTGGTTTCTCTCGTAATAAGACACTGATTGACCTAACTTGCATTCCATCCGAAATTAAAGAGAAAATCATAAATACTTATGAGGAAACAAAACCTGCTACTAAGCAGAAAATGTTGAATTATTTTATTCAAAACAAACTAACCAACCTTATGGATGTGATTGAGGATTTCTAATGAAGAATATGTATGAAGTTTTTGACGAATTTGAATTAGCCAAAAATAAAAAAGAACGATTAGCAATATTGCAGAGAAATGTTTCCAAAGTGATGACACAAGTTTTGGAATTAGCATTTCATCCTCAATATGAATGGTTGCACCACGAAGTTCCACCAGGTTATCAAATCAAAGATATTCCTGCCGGAATGGGATATGCTCAATTGACCACCGAGATTCGGAAACTCTATATGTTCCGTAAAGGTGATCCAACCGCTGAAAAACTCACACCACAAAAACGTAACCAATTACTGGTTGAATATCTCCAGAATTTGGAACCTAGAGAGGCCGAAGTTGTTATTGGTATTTTCAATAAAGACTTGGGTGTAAAAGGCCTAGATTATAAATTTGTTAAAGAAGCATTCCCAGGAATGTTACCATAATAAGGAGTTAGTAAGTGTCCAAAAATGTAGCTAAGTTTCGCAAAGAAAGGGACTACAACGATGAATATGCATTTAAAACAAATACATATGACCGTAAACAGCGAGACAAACAAAGAGAATCAAAAAAACAATCAAAGTATTTTGATGCCTATGAATCCGACTACTATTCGGACGCCAAACGATACCGAAAATGATGTTGTAAAAAAGCAACACTCTGCTTGACAAATCCTAAAATCTCTGTATAATACAAGACTTGTATGGAGATTTTATGTTTATTCACAGTAACGTTCCCAAATCTAAAAAACGCAAAGTACCTAAGGCTCAACAGGCACAATATGATGCATGGTTAAAATCCATTGAGGATATGAAACCTAAATCATTGAGTAAATTTACTCAGCGTCCTACAATCAAGAGTCCAGTGGTTACTGGCGTTTATGTTCGAGAAACTCGTAAAATCGAATCTTTGGATACAGGACTTGGTGTTGCCACTAAGGCACCGCCAAAAATTTACACAGGAACAAAGGTAAAAGGCATTGCTACTATGCATAAGTCTAATGCCGTGCCAGTTTTTACTGATGAAGAAGCAAAAGACATTTCAAGCATGAGGCGATAATGAAAAATACTAAATTTGTTGTAAAATTACAACGTCCGGTGTGTCGAACACCTATTAAACCAGTGCAAGCACACAAAAATGCTGCAAAATATTCACGTAAACTGAAACATCCAACAAAAAGTTTGGAAAATTGATTATATGCAAATACAAAATGATGACCGTAAGCCGGAAACACTCAAAGTTGACCAAGAAGCAGTAAAATCACTAATTGAAGTTACTAAAATGTGGGCCAATTTGACTCAATTTGAGCAGGACCAAGAAAATTATGACAAACTTAAACATCAATATGAATGACCGTTCTTGGCCAGCAATTATTGAAGATGCTCCTGACGGATCCGGCGATGGAATTCTGACTTTTCCTCCAGAACTGATTGAAATTACTGGATGGGTAGAAGGAACTAAATTAAACCTTGAAGTAAAAGACGGTTGTCTCTACATTACTGAAATTTAGTTGTAAAAATACAACACCACTTGACAAAACCTAGAATTATTGTATAATAGATACATATTCATTAGGACTTATCATGCTTTTAACACAATCCAAGTCACTTTTGGCCAAACTCATGGCCACCGAAAATCTGCATATCGAACAACGCAACGTTTCTACTGCATCCTTTGATGTACAGAATCGTGTTTTGACTATTCCTGTTCTAAACAAAGACATTACCAACGACCAATACGACCTTTTCATCGGTCATGAAGTTGGCCATGCACTTTTTACTCCCCTGGACGGTCTCAAAAAGGCATTTGATGAAAAAATGTCTATGTCTGTACTAAATGTTGTTGAAGATTCTCGCATCGAGCGCAAAATCAAGTCAAAATATCCTGGTTTGCGTCAGTCCTTCATTCGTGCATACAAGGATTTGCTTGAAAAAGACTTTTTTGGCACCAAAGGCGAAGACCTAAACAAATTAAACTTCATTGACCGCATCAATTTGTATTGCAAAGGCGGTGTTGACCTTGGTATTTTGTTTTCCGATGAAGAAAAACTCATTTTGGATGAAGTGGAAAGCACTGTAACCTATGATGATGTCATCCGTGTCGCTAAAAAAATCTGTGACAACATGACGGAAGAAGAAAAAAAACAGGCTAGCCGTCCAAATACTGAAGAATATGTGTATGACGAAGACGGAAATGAAATGGAATCCGACTCAACTGAAGAAAATGTTGGTCGTGGTTCAAAAACTGAACAAAAAGCTGACGGAAAAGAGTCAACAAATAATGATGAATCTGATGGTTCAAATTCGGATGGATCAGATGACAATCAAAGCAACCAAGGTGATGTAAAAGGTGCTTCTGGTCATGCCGGAGCAAACACAAATAAACCTGTTTCACATACTGATGAAGCGTTCCGCAGAAATGAACACAAATTGTTCTCAAATGATGGTCGTAAATATGCATACGGCAATGTTCCCAAGTTGAATCTTGACGAAATTATTGTTGACCATAAACTATTGTGGAATCGTTATCGTTTGGATGTGCAAACCAAAGTTGACCATGCCAAATGGGTCAACGGTGGTTATGAATTGCCTGATGGTCGCAATGGTGCCGATAAAAAGGCCTATCAAAAGTTGCGTGAAGAATCGAAGAAAGTTGTTGGTTACTTGGTAAAAGAATTTGAACTGCGTAAGAATGCGGATCAAATGAAACGTGCATCCGTAGCAAAAACTGGTGAATTGAATATGTCTAAAATCTATTCTTATGGTTTTAGTGAAGATATCTTCAAGAAGATTTCGGTTGTACCTAACGGTAAGTCTCATGGTTTGGTTATGTTCATTGACTGGTCTGGTTCAATGCACACTCACATTGACAACACCATTCGTCAATTGTTGAATCTGGTTATGTTCTGTAAGAAAGTTAATATTCCTTATGATGTTTATGCTTTCACACAAGCATACGACAAGAATGCCCGTGTTCATCCTAAGAAAGATGACATGGTATTGGGTGAATTCTCTTTGATGAATTTGTTGTCTAGCCGTATGTCTGCAAGTGAGTATTCATATGCCGCTTCCGCTTTGTTGGCTTTCCATAACCGTTACTGTGTCAAACCTGACTGGTTCGGTCTTTCTGGTACTCCATTGAATGAGGCTGTTGTTGCCGCTATGGAAATTGTTCCTAAGTTCCGTAAAGACAATCGTTTGCAAATTGTGAATACTGTATTCTTGACCGATGGTGATGGCCAAAAATCATTGTATTCATATGATTCCACTGGTCGTTATACAACTCGACAAGGTAATACAACTTATGTTATTCGTGACCCCGTAACTAAACATGAAGAATATGTTGAAGATGGTTACAGTCGTGAATTGACTGCTGCTTATATCAAACTGTTGAAGGCTCGTACCAATGCACATGTGGTTGGTTTCTATGTTCTTTCTGGTCGTGATTTTGGTTATCAAATGCACCACTTTTCTGATGCTGAAACCACTGCTGAACAGGATGAATTCAAGAAGAAATTCCGCAGTAATAAGTACCAAGTCGTAACTTCTGAAGGTTATGATGAATACTACCTACTATATGCAGAAGGTCTGGAAACAGATGATGATGCAGAATTTGAAGTGAAAGAAAATGCAACAACCCGTGGTTTTGTATCTGCTTTCTCCAAATACAATAACAACCGTAAAGCCAATCGAGTGGTATTGAACCGCTTTATTGGATTGATTGCTTAAGGATTATTATGAGCGAAATTATAATGATGTATAGCCACAGAAATAAAAGAACCGAAGTCATTAGAGAAGATGATGGTACATATACCGTTGTCTTCTTTTCAAACGGTACTTGGATGCATGAAACCATTTCCACTAACGTAAACGAAGCCAAGAGATTGGCCGAAAGCTACGTTAATATTGGTGATTCAATTTTATTAAAAGAATGAAAAATGTATTGATTACTGGTGACATGGGATATATCGGAAGTCACCTTAAAAAAATTATCAAAGAAGTCCGTAGGGATATTAATATCCAAGGTTTTGATATAAAAGGTCACCAGTCAGACGTTACTGTCCCATCCACATTAGCCTCCCGACCAGGTATTGGTGATGTGACTTGGGATGCAGTCATTCATTTGGCCGCTTTGGTGAAAGTTGGTGAATCGGTTAAGAGTCCAATTTCATATTATGAAACCAATGTCAATGGTACAATCAATGCATTAAGGTTTTTGCAATATGAACATTTTATTCTTGCTTCAACTGGTGCAGCCAGTAACCCAACCAGTCCATACGGTCATTCCAAATTGATGGCAGAACAATGCGTTCAACAATACTGTGCCAACAACAGTATTGATTCCACCATCTTTAGGTTCTATAATGTAATAGGTCAAGACGGATTTAATCCAACTAATGGAGACGGACTATTTTACAATTTGAAGAAAGCAGTACAAACGAAACAGTTTAACTTATATGGTACAGATTATGATACCAAAGATGGTACTTGTGTACGTGAGTATGTACATGTAAATGATATTTGTTTGGCAATTATTCGAGCAATCGATAATCCAGCAAATAATATTGAGAACCTGGCCTACGGTGATACTAGAACAGTCCGTGAGATTATCGACACTTTTAAGAAGACAAACTCAGTAGACTTTGAAGTAATTGAGAAACCGAGAAGACAAGGTGATTTAAAGGCATGTTACTTGCCCAATCCATCACCTTATATGGAAAGAAATTACACCTATGAACAGATGTTATCAATTTAGAACCAAGGCGCAACGCCTTTTTTCTCATACTGGCGAACCCAATAATCAACTTCAGCGGCACTTTGAACACCTTTAGAAGCAATGAATCTTTCAAGACCTTTGCTATAAGTATTTGCATCAAATAAGTTTTTGAAGAAATTAACAATTTTATTAAACATTTTATCCACCCTAGTAGTAACGATATTAGTATTTATACTAACTTATGTTGCAACGCACAAAAAAGAAAGTAAATTATGATTACACCACTAAAAGACCGAGTTATCATTGAGTTGATCCAAAAAGAAACCACCACAGCAAGTGGTATTGTCCTGTCCAGTGCAGACCCATCCGAAGCAAATCGCGGCAAAGTTCTAGCGGTTGGTACGGATGTGGTTGACGTAAAACCTGGAGATGTTATACTAGCAAACTGGAATAAGGCGACCAAATCAAAGGTGGATCAAGATGAGTTTTACATTATTAAAGAAGAAGATATCATTGCTGTTTTCGAGGATTAATTATTGGTTTTCCAAGGTTTCCGAAGGCTCCTGTACCGGTAACTGTAACCAAGGGCGTAACTGCACATGCAAGTAATTCCGCATACACCGCATAAACCCTTGGTGACCAGAACACCCTTTGACCAATTGAGCAACCTAGACCGTCTCAAAGAAGCCCTAGAAAAAAACAAACCAGAGTCTCAGTTATTCCAAGAGGAATGCAAAGAACTCAAGTTAAAGGTCAGACAAGCAGTTTTTAGGTTGTTTACTGATTTTCGTTTTGGTGTCCGAGAACAAATGTCAATACAACTGATTCTCTCTGGAGGTTCCATATCGTCCTTATACCATGGAGAAAACGTAAAGGACTATGACTTTTGGTGCAGAGATTCCAAAGACATTCATCCGTTGGCCACTATTCTCAGAGATGAGGCCAAAGATATTATCATGGATGATACTGGTCCAGAATATGGTGGTGTCTTTGATGCAACTGGTTTCCATGAATCACCTAATGCAATTACTCTCAAGAACCGAATGCAATTGATAACACTTTCGGATTATGAGTGGGCACGTAGGGCATTTGATTTCATTCATTGTATGCCCTACTATGACCTACACAGTGACCGGTTGTATATTTCGATGGAACAATGGAGACTTATCAAGAGTAAGAGATTGGTTCGTCAGCACTTGACCATAGAACCTTCTAGTCACCGTGTAGCAAAATATAAAGAGAGAGGATGGAAAATATGAGCCAAGGTATATCAGGTCTAACATTGACTGACACACAAATTGAAAAACTACAACAGACATACCCTGGTAGTATCACAATTAGTGGTGCTATTGGTGCTCCTTATAATCCACATAATGGCCTTTCACCTTCTGGTTGGTTGAGTGACCAAAATATTGGTTATGATTCAACACTACAGACCGTTCGTGGTGAAATGGTAGCGGTTCAAATGTCTATTGGTAGTAGTCTACTTGAAGATAATATTATTGACAAAGATAAGATTAAGCATGAATTGGCCTTGGAACTAGCACACAAGTTATTGGCTGGTAAGTATATTGAATTTACTCAACGAACTGACTTTGCAACAGATAATAAGATTATTGCTGCAAGATTATTTGTTACTCCCGATAACCAAACACAATTGATTAGAAAGCAACAGGATAAGCCATGAACATCCTACTGGTCGGTGTAGATTCACTGAACCTTTTCTCTTTTATGCTCGGTATGTTCTTTGCAGCAACCATGTGGCGTGCAAGGGCATTAATCTTTGTAGTGCTTTATTTCATGTCACTTGCAGGCTACTACTGGTGGAAATCTGGTGCCCATATTTCATGATTACCACCAAAGACATTGAGTATTATACTAAGACCTATGTGAAAATGCATGGTCCTATAGATTCACAGGAGAAACTTGTGAATATGCTCAATTGGGTAGAGGATATGAGAAAACTTCCTGAGGCTCGTAGAAGAAAAATTTTAACCATTAAGAATAGACTATATGGCAACTAAACAGAAACAGACCTATAAGAATACTTCCGGTGGATTCAAGACCACCAAGTATACA